TAAACCGGAGGGCGTGTGGCGATAAAACCGATAATTTTTAAGCGCGACGCGCAAGGGTTTCGCGCCGGCCATGTGATCCGTGAGCCTATGAGTATGGGTTGGGCCGACGTGCTCGTGCGGCGCGGTATCGCCGATTGGGCGACCCGGCGACAGGTGCAGGAATATTATAACGAACTGCCGACGAGACCGCGGCGAAAAGCAACATTACCTCAGGCTAAAACAAAACATGGTACTCGTTCACGAGATCACCAGCGAACCGACGATTGAGCCGGTCACGCTCGAGGAGGCGAAACAATGGCGACGCGTGGCCGGTTTCACCGACCACGACGAGATCATATCGGATCTCATTAAACACGCGCGCGAGCTCGCCGAGCAGCTGCTTAATCGATCGTTGATTACTCAGACCGTGGTCGCGTACGCCGCCGCGTTCGACACGACGTTAACGTTACCGCGGGCGCCGGTGCAATCGATCTCATCGGTTAAGTATTACGACAGCGCCGACGTCCAGCAAACGTTATCAACAGACGTGTATCAATCAGATTTAAAGGCCGAACCGTGCACGATCACGACGAAAAAGTCGCAAACATGGCCGAGCGTTTACGATCGCTATAATCCGATTGAAATTACATTTATCGCTGGGTATGGGGCGCAACCTGATACGGTACCAGAAGCGATCAAAACACTGATTAAAATGCTGCTGTCGACTTATCACGATTTCGACGCCGGTGTCGTGATCGGCACTATTCATAAGGATCTACCGCTGGGCGTGGCGACGCTGGTCGGTAATTGGAAGGTCTACCATGGCGACGATGATTGACGCCGCGGCGCTGCGACACAAAATCACGCTGCAGAGCGTGGCGCAAGCGCGCGACTCGGTCGGCGGGATCACCGAGACGGTCACCACGCACGCGGTCACCTGGGCGAAGATCGAGGGACTGTCGAGCCGGGAGTTTTGGGACGCGAAAGCGGTCCAGGCGGAGAACTCGCTGCGGTTCACAATCCGGCTCATGTCGGGCGTGACGGCACAAATGCGGGTGAGCTGGGACGGGCGCACGTTTGAGATCACGGAACCGCCGTTCGATCCCGACGGGCGCCGGCGTTATTTGGTATTTGTCGCCGCCGAGGATGTGGGCTGATGGCCGATCATATTCGACTGAATAAAGACGATGACGGGGTCGACTTGTCGGGTACGGTCTCGTTCGACGCCGCGATCACGCTGGCCGGCTCGACGATGGCATTTTATTTGGTCGATCGCGAGGGAACCGCGAAGATCAACGGCCGGGCGTGTACGGTCGTGATCGACGATCCAAATAATTCGATCGCTTACAGTGTCGCACTAGCCTCGGGCGACACCGACACCGTTGGGCTTTATCGCGCCGTGCTGCGAATCACGTTTTCTGACGCCCGGGTGCGGACGGTCATACCGAGCCCGAAGTTTATTGAGGTCGTTGACTGGTATTTAGACTAATGGAAGTGATTACGAGAATGGCCGGGTTGCAGGATTTACGCCACGATTTCGCCCGGCTCGAGCGCTCGGTCAGGCAAAAAACATCGCGCTCTGCGGTACGCAAGGCGGCCAATATATTGCGTAATGAGTGCGAGTTGCAGGCCGAGCTATTTTTCTCAAAGGGGTATGTTACCGGTAATCTAGCGAGCTCGATCGTGGCGCGCGTGGCTAAGCGGCAAGATGGGCTCGAATACAACTCGGTCGGGTATAAGGTCGGGGTGTTGCCGCGGGCGTTTTATTGGCGTTTCCTCGAGTTCGGCACCCGGCATATCGTTGCCAAACCATTTATGCGCACCGCGTACGAAAAATCGCGCGAGCGGGTCGGCGCCGCGGTCGTACGTAATTTAAAAACCGACCCGGTGCTGGCGCGCAATAGCGGAAAGCGCGCGACCGGGGCACACGGGTACAAACTGATAAAATGATTCTCGACGAGCTCGTGACGCTACTGGCGGCTGATTCTGACGTCAACGATCTGATCGCCGGGCGGATCTTCACGGTGCGAGCACCCGATAACGTCACGCTGCCGTATGTGACGATGAGTGTACTTGTCGAGGGGCGAATTGTGTCGTTAGGCTCGACCGCAACAAACAACCCGGCGCGCGTGCAAATCGACTGTTGGAGCGACGACCAGTCGGAGGCGCTTGACCTATCCGACAAAATCGAAACCGCAATGTTCGGCGCGTCGACGTTTAAGGTCGCCGACTATTCGCGCACGACCGACATTGATAACACAACTTTAACCCGGCGAGTGATAATCGACTCGTCACTGTGGACCTAAGGAGAACACCCTATGACTACCAACGCCGTAGCAAGCCAGGGAACCACGCTTGCGATATCGACCAACACCACGGACGCGACAAACTTCACGACGGTAACCGAGATCGAATCACTTTCGGGTGTAGATAAAACGACCGCCGAGTACCGGGTAACAGATCTGTCGAGCACCGCGCACGAGTACAAACAAGGCCTGGATGATTCGGGATCATTGGCGTTTACGTGCTTTTATAAAGGTACCGACGACGAACATATATTGTTACGCGACCGGGTCGGGTCGGGCACCAGCGATATCTATAAGGTTACGCTCGCCGACTCGTCGAATTATATGTTTAATGCCGAGGTCCAACGATTTAACCGCACGTTCGACGTCGACGGGCCGGTGCGCGCCGAGGTATCGCTGCGGGTATCCGGTGACACGACCGAGGCCTCGAGCTAATGCCCGCGGACGTCGAGGCGTTACCGGTCAAACGTGAGTTGAATGAGGACACGTGGTCAGAATTCGTCGACAGCTCAATGATCGAATACTCACCGCCGGGCCGCGATGATTGGCTGTTGTATATCAAGCGGCTGCCGATACGCGAGACCATGGGGATCATCAAAAAGCTGGGCGCCGGAAGCGGCGCCGAGGAGCAGACCAACATCGACGCTATGCTCGAGCTCGCGGTTAAGTGCGTGTGCCGATCGAACGGCGACCCGGCGTTTACTAGCATCGATACCGTCGAGCGCGCTCTTTCGGTGTGTTTGGTCGATTTATCGCAGCACATGCTAGCGGCGCAAGGCCTAGCGGCGCAACCCGAAAAAAAAGTGTAACGGAGGACCCGCTCGCGGCGTGGCTGTTTACGGTCGCGCGCGAGCTGCGCATGACGGTCGAGGAGGTCTCGACGATGAAAAGCTCGGAGTTTTTCGCGTGGGTCGATTTTTTGTCGGCACCGGCACGCAAGCGCGAAAAACAAAAAATGGAAAATTTCAGAACCTCGCTAAAGGGGGCCCTCGGTGGCGCTAAAGGGTGAGCTCGGCAAAATATTTTTATCGCTAGAATTACAACTAGCGAAGTTCACGGACGGGTTAAATAAGGCCGAGCGGTTAGCACAACAAAGAAGCCAGCGTATCGGCCGCGCGTTTGACGTCGCGAAAAAAGCGGCGCTTGCGCTGGGCGCTGCGGTAGGCACGATCGCGATCGGCCGTATGATCACCGAGTCGGTGCGCGCCGCCGATGAGATAGGGAAACTTTCGCAGCGTTTAGGGATCGGGGTTAAAGCGCTATCCGAGTTTCAGGTGATCGCCGATCTCACCGGCGTCTCGTTCAATACATTAACGACCGGCCTGCAGCGCCAGACGCGGCGGCTGGCCGAGGCGAATCAAGGCACCGGTGAGGCGGTCAAGGCGCTAAAGGAGCTCAATCTCACCGCGTCGGATCTGTTCAAGCTGTCGCCAGACAAACAATTCGGCGCCATTGCCGACGCGATACTCAAGATCAAAGATCCGGCCGACCAAGTGCGGCTTGCGATGAAACTATGGGATTCTGAAGGGGTCGCGCTGCTGCAGACGGTGAAGCAATTAGGCGGCTCTCAGGGTCTGCAGCAATTGCAGGGCGAGCTCGAGCGGCTCGGTATCTCATTGGACGAGGACACCGCAAAGAAAGCGGCCGAGGCGCGCGACCAAATGACGCTGTTGAACGCGCAAATCGAGGCGCTAATACGAGAGCTCGCGATCAATTTTGCCGAGCCGGCGGGCAAGGTTATTCAGTGGTTGCGGGATATGATCCCGCTGTTAAAACAGAGCGCCGAGGGTTGGGCGTTTTTATTTGAAAAGGTCGCCGATTTTATTTCGATTACCGACGAGGAGGTATTCGCGGCGCAGCAAGAACAATTGCGGGCGCAGGTAAAACAGTTCACCGCGTTACGCGCAAAGGTTGCGGAGGGCACCCGCGCTTATGAGTTTTTTACCGAGAGGATCGAGGCGGCGCGCGAACAACTTAACGCGAACAATCAGGCGATGCTCGACAGCCTCGAGGCGGCCGAGGAGGTAAAAAAACAAGTCGAACAGACAACCGAGGCCGAGGCCGGGCTCGCCGAGGCGGTCGAGAAAACGGTCGAACCGATCAAGAAACAAACGAAGGCGCTCACCGATAAACACCCGGCTTTCGCGCAAGTCAATAAAGACATTGAGGCGCTGATCCAAAACGAGGAGTTGTTCGGCCGCAAGGCGGTGGAATTATCCGACGAGTTTAAAACCGCGCTCGAGCAGGTCGACACAGAGCTACAGGCGGCAACCGGCCGATGGCAAAACTTGTTCGAGGATTTCGAGCGCTCGGTGTTCGAGAGCTGGGTCGATTTTTGGGAAGGGCTGCTCGACGGGTCGGTCGACAGTTTCAAAGATTTTGTGAACGCGGTATTTGATCAATTCAAGTCGCTGGTCGCGCGCATGGTCGCGGTCTGGACCTCGCAAAAGTTTTTTGAATTTCTCGGGATCGGCGGCGACGGCGGCGGGTTCACGCTGGGCAATGTCTCGGGCGGCGCGAACCTCGCGCGCGGCGGGGCCGGGCTGTTAAAACTAGGCGGCGGCACAGTCGGGCTAAAAACACTGTTCGGCGGCGCGTTCGGTAGCGGCGGCGCGGCGGCTGGGATCGAGGGCGCCGGGCTGATACCGCAGGTGCAGAAACTCGGCGCATTGGGCAAAGGTGGCGGTTTTAGTTTTGGGACGTATGCCGGGCCGCTGGCGATGCTGGCCGCCGTGCATGGTATCGGGCGGCTGACGCAAAAGGAATCCGCCGCCGAAGATTTTGCGAAGGTCGTGCAACGCGGCGGTCTGCGCGAGATCGCGCCGGGCATCACGGGCGGGTCGGGTCGGCGCGGGTTTTTGTTCGGGATCGGCGAGCGCGAGGCTGAGAAACTGGTCGGTCTGGTCGGCGCGTATGACGAGGTCAACGACCGGATCAGCGTGTTCAACGACGGCATCGTCACGTCGAAGGAGTATTACGACCAGCTCGTGCAGGTGATCGAGGACGGCGCCGGAACGATCATAGGCTCGCAGGAAAACATCGAGAAGCGCGCCAAGGCAGCCATGGACCGCATGTCAGACGACACGCTCGCCGCGTTTCGTGCGATCGAAACCAGCAGCGAGCAGGTGTCGGACGCGATGCGCGACGGGTTCGTTTCCGCGGCCGAGTTAAGCGCGTTGGGATTACATGGACTATCAGGCATGGCGGCTAGCGTGTTTCAATCCATTATTGACAACGCTCGTGCGGCGGCGACCGCAGCGGCGCAAGTCGGCGAGGCGGTCGGCGGGCCGGCGCCGCGTTTCGGGCCGGTGCCGCGTATTACTGCGCCGCCGCGAGGGCGCGATTACGATATTGGTGATTTCGCCGCGCAGCACGGCGGAACGTTTCAGGTAACGGGGTCGGGTGGTATTGACCAGAACGCGATCAGGGTTACGCGGGGTGAGCGGGTGACCGTCGAGAC